GTTAATTTCATGAAATCATATGAAGGATTCCTGAATATGTGCTCAGATATCTTATCTGATACAAGGACTTCCTTACATTCTTTTGTTGATTGCATACACACTATGATGAAAGATGATAAGGTGATAACTGGAGCTGATTATAATTGGTTATATGTCTTTGATGTTCTGAGTGGTTTTGATTTAAAATGTATGCCGAATTATGATTATAAAATTGAGAATTCATTATTGCTAAACTTGATAGTATGCATCCGAGATTTGACGCCATTACAAATATTAGAAGCATCATCACTGCATAAATTCTGTTTCTATGCCATAATAGATGAAGAATTAGGTATGAAGAAGTTTTGTAAGAGAACACATACCAGTCGTGATACTAATGATAATGCATTAAAACAAATGCGTTGTATGTTCAATTATCAATATACTAAATCTTATATGGCTCGTCATGGCAGATTGCCCATGTTTTTAAATGATGTACTAAAATTGAAAGAATTAGAGTTATTGGATAAAGAATTCAAATATAACTTAGATGTAATCAATGATAAGATTATGCATATTAAAAGATGCTTTGACAAAGACAAAGGGAAAAGTTTATCAATAAATGATCTAAATTGGTGGTATGATCTGAGACCATTTAACACTGAAGAAAATGTGCTTACAGGTGATCCGATAGAACAGGCCAAGGATAAAAGATCAGCCAAAGTCATTGGAAAATATTCACTTAGTGATAGTGAAAAGGAATTAGAATACATTATGGCTAAGAACAAATCAATTACTTGAATATCTTAGAAGTGATAGATCCTGATCAGAGAGTCCAATCTATCAAGAAGATCAATCCCAATTCTGATAATTATAATGATGTCCTAACATGTGTATTGAAGGAAAAAGAAAGGGAGCAAAAGCTCGAAGGCAGATTGTTCGGGATGTTTACTACTCAAGGTAAACAAACTATATCAATGCATATGAGAAAGGCAGAACACATATTGGATTATTTTGATGGAAATCTCATGACTATAAGTGATAAGGCAAGAAAGATGAAGTTACATTGGATGGCACAAAAACTATTAGATGATACTAAATATGCAATATTGGCCGATATAGAAGGTCATAATCAGTCGATGCAATATTCAAATACAGGTGATCTCCTACAATCAGTAGGGCTGTGTTATGGTGAATCCAAGTGGGAACGATTATCGATTTTATTTTCGAATCTAAACCTATTTTACTGCAAAGTCATGTTGGATGAATGCACAATAAGTTCTGGTCAATTAGGTGGAATAGAAGGTTGGTATAATCCGATATGGACATTACACACATTGATAGTATGTAAATTACTTGGATTGATGGAAGACCTAGTGATTACTGATGTAGCAGTCTATTCTGATGATGTTGGTTTAATATTAGATCTTAAAGATACTGCTGAGCCAGACATGGACACAATATTATTAGTTTGTCAGAGACACTTCTCAAAATTTGGGATGATATTGAAAGCTTCACAAACAGCAGTGATAAAGACAAG